TTTTGTGGTTCCTCGGCAGTAAATATATTTTGTGCAGGACAGAATAGAAAATGTTATACAAACACAGTATTTTTAATTCATGAAGCTTCATTTCCGCGGGAAGACGATACAACTAAATCAATGTTGGCGAATGCAGAATTTGTCAAAACAACTGAAGATATATGCTATAATATATATGAAAATGTCTCAAACAAAAGTGCATATGAATGGAAAGAATTAGTAAAAGAACAGGGAGAAGTACTGCTTAGAGGAGGAAATGCATACGAATGCGGGTTAGCAACTGAACTTCTATGATGGAGTGGTTTAATGATGAACGCTAGAAAGGTTTTACTGCACAATGTACTAGTGCTAAACAGAAGCTGGATTCCAATACATATAACAACTGTTAGAGATGCAATAGGATTGGTTTTCGTAGGAGCTGCAAATGTAATAGTTCCCGATGAAATGAAATCAATATCTGGCAAAACAGTTGCTTATGAATTCGAAGCAATGGATTATTCAATATGGACATCTAAATCTTGTGAATTGGATAAAAATCAGTATGAAATTCTAAGTTCAGCTAAGAACATCCATTTCAAGCCTTCAGTTGTTGCGCTTACAAGATACAATGGAATACCAAGATATGAAATCAGATTCTGCAGAGCTTCACTCTATGAAAGAGATAGTGGAAAGTGTCAGTATTGTGGAAAGAGAATTTCAAGGGGCGATGCTACAATTGATCACGTTCAACCAAGGTCTAAGGGTGGAAAAAACTCTTGGAGCAATGCAGTACTAGCATGCAAGTCCTGCAACTCAGTTAAGTCAGACTTTACCCTTGATCAATCGGGAATGAAGTTGTTGAGCAAACCAAAGAAGCCTAACTGGATTTCAGTTAGATTTGGTAAGACAAGAAGTGTGAAGGAAAGAGCTGAATGGCGCAAATTTACAGAATACGTAGAAAGTGAGGTTTCATAATGGATTGGGCAATACATTTTTTGTTAGGTTTTGCAGAGCAGCAAGATTTTGCTGGCAATTAATATTGAAATCCAAAGGATATGTCATCCTAGAAGATGTTATATGCAGCGCTGTAGTTGGAATAGTTTTCCCTCTTGGATAGATCTTTGGACTGATAGTATTATGTTGTTATTTTTGTGGATTTGATGATGTCGATGATTGGGAACATCTAGGGCGATTGATTAAAGACAAGAAGTTTTTGATGAAAGAGAAGGAGAAAAAGATGATTAATAGAACAGAAAAGCTTAAGATATTTTGTGAAATGAATAATAGAATCACTGATGTAGCTAGATTCATTAGGCGAACTATAAGTCCTATTGGCAAGAATTTTAGATTTAATCCTGAAGGTGTTACAATTGAAGACTTTGGGAAACGACCTTTCACAAATGACACAATAATTTCAGTTGAAGGGCACGAGACCTACTATTCTGAAGCTAGCTATATCACTGTTGATTTTCCAGCTTGGTTCTTAGAAGCTTCAGATGAACAGATCTCTGCTATAGTTATTGAAAGTCAGAGAGAGAAGAATGAAAGAGCTAAGAAGATCTTTGAAGATAGAGAAAAAGAAAAGATAACTTTGGCTAAAGCAAGTAGATTCAAGACATACAAGATTCTTAGGAAAGAGTTCAATTCAGGAAAGGGATAGAAATAATGGGAAAAAATCTTATAGCTATCTTCGAGAGTCATAGATATTTATTGGAAAGTACAATGGGGAGATATTAATGATAAAACTAAAACTAAAAATGAAGGGATATAGAGCTATTGTGAGAAAATTCCCTCATATAAAATTGATCAGAGAGTCTAGAAATCAATTCAAAATTGACAGCAATGATTACGATGTATTCATACAAATAGGACCATTCGCTGAAGAATCTGAATTTGAAGAAGACCCTGAGCCGGAGAGGATGTATGCTATGGCTGCTTAACTTTGCAACATTTAGTTGGTGCATATCTATATTTGCAGTGCTGATTTTGTATTGGTCATGGTTTTGGGATGGAGCCAGAGATTCTACAGTAAATGGAATGCCTGACTTTCATAAACCAGATTATTATCCAGGGAGATGGAAGTATGTTAAATGGTTTGCTGAAGATTTGTGGCACGCATGTAAAAGAATGTCTGTTTATCCTTTGCACACTACTTTTGCTATTTTACTTATTCATCCGTATCTTTGGATATTTTTAGCAGCACTAATTCCAGCTTTTCATCTTGGAGTTAGAAAAATCAGTGGTAAGAAATGGCCAAGTTTTTGGCTTGATAAAATAGGAGCTTTATGGACGAAAAAGTAATAGCAGTAGATTTTGATGGTACTCTATGTGAAGCAAATTTCCCTTGGATAGGAAGACCAAGATGGGAAATCATAGATGCTCTCAAAAAAGAAATCGATGAAGGTGCAAGAGTGATTCTATGGACTTGTAGATCTGATGAAGAAGGTGGTCATGATTATCTAACTCAGGCTGTAGAATGGTGTGCAAAAGAATTAGATCTGACATTCGATGCAGTTAATGAAGATATTCCTGGAAGAAAATTCGGAACTTCTCGTAAAGTGAATGCTGATGAATTTTGGGATGATAAGGCAAAAGAGGTATAGAAATGTGGTGGATTGTATTAATATGTATTGGTATTGTTTATAGTTTAATTAGGGAAGTGATAAAGACTTCGATGGTAGATATGTATCCGTTGTGTAAGATAGATCCTCACACGGGGAAAGTAGATTGGTATTAAATGTTCAAAGTTTATTTAGCAGCACCGTTATCAGTAGGCGATACAGCAATAAACGTTCACAAAGCAATGATTGCAGCAGATCAATGTATCGATGCAGGAATTAATTACTTTTGTCCACATTATTCTCATTTTCAGAATATTCATAAAGCTAAGGAATATGAAGTTTGGATGGAAATGGATTTTGATTGGATAAGAGTGTGTGATATACTCTGGAGATTGCCAGGTGACTCACCTGGTGGAGATAGAGAAGTTAAGTTCGCTTTAAGCCTGGGAATTCCTGTTGTTTATAGTTTTGAGGAATTGTTGGACACTTTAAAAATGATGAGAGCTCATGAAACTAAAAGAGACATACCAAGAAGAAGATGAAAAAATTGTAAGAGCAGCAATGATTCCATTTTACATAAAAGATGGAAAGATTTTCATGATGTTTATGCAACCCTCTAATCCTAAGTTTGGTGGAACAAGATGGCAATTATGCAAAGGTGGAATTGATAAGGGTGAAACTCCATCAACCGCTGCCGTTAGAGAGGCTAAAGAAGAGCTTGGTTTGAGAATGTCTAATACAAAAAAGCTATTCGCATTAGGAAATTTCTGGTCGGGCAAGTTACATCTATTTGTAGTAGAAGTGAAAGATCCAAAAGCATTCGATAAGCCTGGATTTGAAACTAAAGCTACAAAATGGATGAATTGGGGAGATTGGTTTAAAGAAGGAAGAAGAGAACAAACTAAAATAGTTTCAGCTGGTTATAAAGTAATGAATTTGAACATCGCTATGACAAAGGAGAAAGAGACCAAGTGAAGCAATACGAAAAGATGGTAAAAGATATTTTAGAAACGGGTGTTCAAAAGAGAGACAGAACCGGTACAGGTACTATCTCTCTTTTTGCATATCAAGCAAGATTCAATCTTCAAGATGGTTTCCCTTGTTTAACTACAAAGAAAATGCATTTGAGATCTATAATATATGAACTGCTATGGTTTCTGAAAGGTGATACGAATATCAAATATTTGAATGATAATGGAGTTACTATTTGGGACGAATGGGCATCCGCGGATGGAGATCTAGGGCCAATCTATGGCAAGCAATGGAGAAGATGGAAGCATGTTTTTATAGATAAAATAGCAAGAAGAAAGAATAGAAAATCTTACAAGCATACTATAGAAACTATAGATCAGATAGCACAAGTCATAGAAGCATTGAAAACAAATCCAAATGATAGAAGAATGATAGTTTCAGCTTGGAATCCAGGCGAAGCAAAAGACATGAAATTACCCCCTTGTCATTTGTTGTTTCAGTTTTGGAGTAGAGAATTGAGTAAGCAAGAAAAATATGATTTAATATACGAAAGATTTCCAAAATTTATAAATAATGGAATAGGTAGAACTACAAACTTAATGAAGAAAGGGCCACAAAGAGCTCTATCATGTCAGCTATACCAAAGAAGCTGTGATGTAGGATTAGGCGTTCCATTCAATATAGCTAGCTATGCTCTATTAACTATGATGGTAGCTCAAGTCGTAAATATGGTTCCTGAAGAATTCATTTGGGTAGGCGGGGATATACACATCTATAATAACCACATTGATAAGTTAAAAAAACAGATTAAGAGGAAACCGTTTGCGTTGCCGAAAATGATAATTAATAATAGGGGTCAAAGCATAGACGATTTTGTTTATGAAGACTTTGAATTGAGAGATTATGAATGTCATCCGGGAATAAAATTGGATGTATCTGTTTAGTAACTCTGCTTGCTTTTGTTTCTTGTGGGCAGATTCCAGATACTTTAGTAGGACCACAAGAAACAAAAGAAGAAATTAGTGAGTACCACGCACAGCTGATAGGCGATTGGGTATATGAATTCCAAGAAGGATTTGAAAAATTATCACTTGTAGATGCTAGTTATTTTGAAAGATTCGTAAATACAGGTGATCCGAATGATATTATATATTATGGATTCTGGAATGTTGATGCAACTGAATTACAATTCAGAGTAAGAGGATATGCCAATATAAGTAGAACTGTTATTCAGCAATATGAACCACATAATACTTTTATTTGGGATATGACATATGAGCTGAAAGATGAGATTACATTGATCATATATGGAGATGATAAAAGTTACGTTTATCAGAGGAGATAGTTTACAAAGTCAATAAAAAATGATTATAAGTATAGGAAGCAAAAAGGAGTATACACACTTAAGGAGGTAGAAGGATGAATTTAGATTTAATCAAAGCAGCATTGCAAGAGAAGGATAATCCAGATCAAAGAAGAGGTGGAGGAAGCGATAAGCTATGGCGTTTGGATGCAGGCGATTCAGAAGCTGAAGCTCTTGCAAGAATTGTTCCGTATAAGTTTGATGAAGACAATCCGTTTTTGGAAATGTGGTTCCATTATGGAGTTGCAGGACGAAATTATCTCTGTCCAAGAAAACATGGAGATGGTGAATGTGTCATCTGCAAATTTGGATATGAAGTATTAGAAGAGTATAAGAGAACTAAGAATGAAGAAACAAGATTAACTCTTAGTGTGTTACTACCAAAGTTGAGAGTATATTCTCCAGTAGTAATTAGAGGAGAAGAGGAGGCAGGTGTTAGATTTTGGGGATATAGTCCAACACTTCATCACGAATTATTGAAAATTGCAGTTCAGTTTGGTGAACAAGATATTGATATTACAGATCCTGAAAGAGGAGTAGATATTAAAGTTCATGTAGTTTCACCAGATCAATCTGGCAAGCTTTATCCGATAACTGATGTTGCTTTTGCAATGGACGGAGTATCGGCAAAGATTGATGCTTTGGTAGAGACAGAAAAAGGTGCGCCCTCGAAGAGTAAGATTAGTAAGCTCTTAGATACATGCCCAGACATTAGTGAAATTTATAACCTTAAGCCTGAAAGTGAACTGATTGAGTCTCTTGAAAAATATGCTCAACCACAGGGTCAAAAGGAAAATCCAGGAACTGGAACTGAAAAGTTTGGTGGTTCTTCCGAAAAAGAAGAAGAAAAGCCAGCAGCAGATATGGACCAGATAGGACAGGATTTTGAGAAAATGTTGGAGAATGACGAATAAATGGCAAAGAGAAAAACAGTGATTTCGGAAGAGTTTGATGATACTTCTTCCAATTCATCACCAAATACTCTCAATGACATATTAATAGACGAATTAAAATCTGAAATAGGGGGCTCAGCCTATGTCTTAGGCGAAGATGATACTCCAGCTGATGTAACGGAGTGGCTCTCAACAGGAAGTACTATTTTAGATATGGTAATTTCGAATAATCCAACTGGAAATGGAGGTATTCCGGTTGGTCGGTTAACAGAAATTCATGGAGATCCAAGTACAGGAAAATCATTATTAGCTTATATGATCCTAAAAGATTGTGCAGCTAAAGGCGGAATATCAGTATTGATTGATACTGAAAATGCTGCCAATATAGAATTTTTGAATATGTTAGGTTTAGATCCAAGAAAAAATCTTACATATGTGCAGGTTGATACTGTTGAGGATGTATTTGCAACAATAGAAACCGTAATCAGATCAGTTCGAAAGAATGATAGAAAGAAACTTGTAACAATAGTTTGGGATTCAATAGCTGGAACATCCACTCGTAAGGAAATGGAAGAAGAGGTGGGCAACCAGCAAGTAGCTATGGTTCCAAGATTATTAGGACAAGGATGTAGAAAAGTATCAAGGCTAATAGGTGATCAAAGAATAGCTCTAGTATTTTTGAATCAGTTAAGAGCAAAAATCGGAGTAGTATTTGGTGATCCTATGACAACTCCAGGTGGAAATGCAGTTCCTTTCTTTGCTGATGTTAGAGTAAGATTGAGAACGGCTGGTAAGATAAAAGCTGGAGCAAAGGATATTATTGGAGTAAGTTCAAAAGCACAGATCATTAAGAATAGATTTGGCCCTCCATATAGAGAAGCTATACTGAATATCTACTTTGATAAGGGATTAATTGATGAAGATTCTTGGTTTGATTTCCTAAAGGCTAAAAAGCTGATTAAGAAACTAACTGTTCAGAAATCACAATTAACATTAGATGGAGAAACATTTGAATTCAAGAACAAAGAGTTCATGAAATTAATGAGAAGTCAAACTGAAGAGTTCAGGAATAAGATCAAGCAAATGATAAAAGATGATCTTTATATAGAACAGGATCCAGATAAGAGAGAGGATGAAATTACGATCGAAGAAGTACCAGAAGAAGAATTACTAGGAACGTAACAGATTTTTTTTAGGGCTATATTTAATATAGGAGAAAAATAGTATGCCAGCACCACGATTTACAAATGATGTCGACGATGCATTAGAGACCTTAAGGTCATTTATTGACCAACAGAAGTCCGGAAAGCGTAGAGCCAGAAAACCGATATGGTCGGATTCTGAATACGCAGCTCAGGATAGAGTCAAATATTATGATAACAATTTGACAGCATTGAGACAAGTTGTTACAGGACATACAATTGACCTCGCAGAAGGTAATTATCAGGAGGGGCTGGATCTTTAAGATTCACACATAGTTTACGCTAACTATAGGCCCTTCAACAACTTAAGTTGATGGGCCTTATTTTTTGATCTTCGACAATCGATTACAGTAGAACAAGTTATAGCTAAAATCGTCTGTGCTGCGTTCCTCAGCATAAAGCTGGGTGGTACATCACACAATACGCTGCAGAACGTTTTAGCTATGCTTATACTAACTTATTAGTAAGCAACAAGTTATGCATATGCATAAGTTATTGTTAATTAATAGCATAAAAAGTTTATTTTTTTTGGTTTTATGTTTCATATCGCCTCTAGATTTGTTATATTATACATGTTACAAAGGTTATGCGTTGTTAATCAAATCAGGGAGAAAAGAATGGCTTTTACCAAATCAAACATCAAGCAGGCTCGGACAGAATTGGAAACAGCTTTAGAAAAATGGGCTAAGGATTGGGACGTTGATGTCAAGATTGGAACCATTAGTTATAGTGAAAAGGATTTACGATGTAAATTCACAGCGGTTCAAGTCGAAGAAGGAAAGACCAGACACGAAACTGAAATTGAGAGAGATTTTGCTCGATACGCTTTCCGATACGATCTGGATCCTGAAGATTTGGGAAAAGAAGTTAATTTGTTTGATGGTGAGGTTTGCACAATCGCTGGAATTAAGCCTCGGAATCACAAATTCCCCATTATCTTGAAAAAGAAAACTGGGGGATTCTACAAAGTTGGTAAGAAGGCTTTCACATTCAAGAGCGATTAGGCCCACATTAGAAATCTGTATCAACATCAAAAGGGATAGAATGACAAGAATTCATTTTCAAAACTTAGCCGACATCGTAAAACTTGAACTAGATTTTTTAACTGAGGTTGAACGGTCACAAATTGCTCTTTTACTTGCCAGCTTCTGCAATCGCCACAATACTGGATTTGATGAAGAAAGATTCTTGACAGCTTGCGAGGTCGATAATCTGAAGAAAGATTCTTGACAGCTTGCAACCTCAATGGGTTCAATAAGGTCAGAAAACAATCTATATGAACAGAAGGAAATAAGATGAAGATCAAATTAGACAAAGTAAGAGTTCCACTTTCAAAGAAAGCTGGAATGGTGATTGCACCAAAGAAAGGGAAAGGTGCAAAGTACAATCGATCAAAGGAAAAAGTAGCAATTAGAAATATGGGGCGTTAACTCAACGGGAGAGTATTTCCCTTGCACGGAAAAGGTTAAGAGTTCAAATCTCTTACGCTCCACCATTTATGGGCCGGTATCTCAACGGAGAGCACTTGTTTTGCACTCAGGTAGATAGGGTTCAAGTCTCTCCCCGACCATATTAGAAAGAATAGAATGACTCGAGAAAGATACCAAGTTCTCAAAGAAACAAAGAATTTCAAGAACGATACAGAAAAGATTGAATTTGAGATTCAGCAAAGAATGTTGTTCGACGGAGTTCCATTCGTAGAAGAAATAATGAAAGGTTTCGAGAATGCCTAAGTATGTAAGTTGTATAGAAGGTGGATTAGGAACAATAATCAGGCCCGGAGATAAGATTGCTTATATGGGAATTACTCCAATGGGAAAAACCTTAAAGGCAGGAACAGTGGTAGCAATTGTAGAACAACCACGATATCCTGGAGCTACTTACGACAACTTAGTAACAAAGTTGAAGGTTGAAAATGTGAATGGAAGAATCGTAACGATTGAGAATCATAAGTTTTGTGTACCAATCAACGGAGTAAGAAGGGAATTGGCATGAGTAAAACAGGTTATCAATTAGTCTTAGATTTATCAGGACCAGATGGAAATGCTTTTGCAGTAATGGGAGCAGTAAGAGGAGTTTTAAATCAGATTGATCCTGGTCTGACCAAGAAATATCTCGAAAAGTCAATGGCAGGTGATTATGATGATTTACTCAGAGCTTCTTGCGAATATGTAGACTTAGTAGATTCGTCAAATACTTATCCAGATATTTTGGGTGAAGTGGAAGTTGTCACTACAGTAGAAAGAATTTCAACTCCAGCAGAGGATGTAACGATAAACTGAGAATTGGGGAAACAAAAATGGTGTCGTAGCATAATCGGAAAATGCTCCAGGCTGTCAACCTGAGGATAGCGAGTTCAAATCTCGTCGACACCGCCAATTTGTCTGGGGGTAGCAAGAAGGAATATGCACTTGGTTGTCTACCAAGCGAATCGGGGGTTCGATTCCCCTCCCCTGGGCCAAAACTTAGAAAGGTTGTAATGAAACACAATACTGCGGTATATAAATACTTATGTGAAGATAGTGATGGTGAATTTTTCACTACATCTGAATGGTATCAAAATATTGAACTAGTAAGAGATGAATATGAATATGATATTATAGTTCATAGAAGAATACCAGAATCAGTAATATCAGGCAAAAAGTTAATGGACAAAATGAAGACAGATTCATGCTACATAGTCCTTACAGAATATACTCAGAAAGTATACGACAATAAAAAGATTATATGACGGTGTAGGGAAAGTACACCCGACCTGGCTTTCAACCAAGTAACTGCGAGTTCAAATCTCGTCACCGTCACCAAATTTATGACCCGGTCGTTCAATGGTTAGGACATTAGGCTTTCAACTTAATGACGAGGGTTCAATTCCCTTCCGGGTTACCACATTAACACAGGAGTACAAAGTGAACCGCAGCAAAAGTCGTGATATGGAAGAAGAAGATTTCAAGTTAACTCGTTCGGAAAGAAAGAATGAAAACAGAAGAGATCGAAGATCGTCGAAAAACATCGAATTCGAGGATGATGAAGATGATAAGGAATATCACGAAATAATGAGGCAAAAAAGATTGAAATAAAATTGGTTTTATGTTTACTATCGGTCTCAGATTTGTTATATTATATACACAATCATTAATAGGAACATATGGGTAGTTATGCAAACGGTAAAGCTGAGAGTCTGTAAAACTCTTGTCTTCGGACTTTGGGGGTTCAAATCCCTCACTGCCCACCAAAAAATAGTCAATGAAATTTTACATATAGTGTAATGGATTGCACACCGGTTCAAAACTCCCTGGCCAAATAAACTCTAAGAAAGGTTTCAAATGTCTACACGAAGTGTTATAGCAGCTCAATTATCTGATGGAAAAGTAAAAGCAATTTATTGTCATTATGACGGTTATCCAGATCATGTTGGCAGGATTCTTCAAGAACACTATACTGATCAAGAAAAAATTGATGCTTTAATTGCACTTGGAGATTTAAGTTCGCTCGATGTAGAAATTACAAAACCAGAAGGACACACCTGGAAAGATCCTGTAGAAGGATATACGGTAGCCTATCATAGAGATAGAGGAGAAGAATTAAGCATAACAGATTTGACAGTAGATAAATATTGTGTAGAAAGTTTTAAACTAGCAATCAATGATACATTTGGTTCAGTTGATTATCTTTATATCTGGACTGCAAAAGAAGAAAAGTGGTGTTGTGTAAAAGGCCACGGCTAGCCGAGGGAAGATACGTTCGGATATTTTGAAATTATGGGAGGGTAGTTCAACGGAAAGAACACGGGTCTTCTAAACCCAAAACCAGGGTTCGATTCCCTGTCCTCCTACCATACACAAAATGTTGTAAAATAATGTAAAAAAAGGATTCAAATATATTCATGAAGTGTTTCGGAGTAGCTCAATTGGCAGAGCGCTTGGCTGTTAACCAAGAGGCCCTTATAAGGTTTAACCAGGTTCGATCCCTGGCTCCGGAGCTTAATTAAGATATTGTCCCGTAGCGTCTAATGGTCATGACACCAGACTTTGACTCTGGAGCTTGTCAGTTCGAATCTGACCGGGACTTCCAAACATAGGAGGGTAATACGATGAAAGTTGATTACGTCACATCTCCAGATTTTTCAAGAGGAGTTATCACAGTCGAAAGATTGGTTCCAAAGAAAAATAAGAACAGAGTAATGAAAGTCGTGGGTGTTCACAGCACTCCTGTTTTGACGAGAAATAGCAGACAAATAAATAGATTGATTAAGTTGTATGGATAATATGTGTGAGTAAATTTTTACAGTGAATAGCCAAGTGGTAAGGCGCACGGTTGTGGCCCGTGTTTCTAAGGTTCGATTCCTTATTCACTGACCAATAAAAGGATAATCTGATGGGAATGAGTGTTTTAATAAAGAATAAGAAACAATTGATGCAATCGAAAAAGTGGTTAGAAAACTTCTCGTTGTGGAAGAGAGAATTAAAGAAAGAGAAAGTCAAAGATAATCCATTTAAGAATATTCAGATTGCAGCAGTCACTTCAGTTATAGATGAAATAAAAGGTCAAATAAAGTTGTATGAAGACAAAGAATCTGAACACGAAAAGAGTGTAAAAAAAAATTGATCGATTACGACTTAGAATCAGTCATTTAGAAACCCAGGTGAAGAAACAAGGACCTTCAAGGATTAGATAAAAACATAATGAGCAATACACGAAAAGATCAACCAGATATTAGAAAGTCAGTATTGTCAGTTCCTTCAGATTTTAAACGATCAAGAAGAAGAGAAGAAAGATCGAGAGCAAAATTAGCAGTTAGAATGGGCAAAGACCCAGAAAGAATACGACATAGCGACTGGCGAGATTACACATAGAAATATGGATCGGTAGCAAAAACTGGCTTTAGGATTCGCCTTTTAAGCGAGAGTATGGGGGTTCAATTCCCTCCCGGTCCACCAAAAATTTGGGGGTATAACTTAGTGGAGAAAGTACCGGTCTTTTAAATCGGTAACCAGAGTTCGATTCTCTGTGCCCCTACCACATTTGAGGACGATGTCTGTGAATAACCAATAGCAGAGGATCACGCCTAGATACCAAACTCGTCTAGCTCGCCCCGGAAAAAATTAGATAGCAATAGACAAGAGTTACTTCCGGTTCAATTCCGATGTTCCCCACCATATGAGGGGAATGCCTTTAGGGGCTTTTACTCTACTAGATTTTCTTTTGATTCATTATAACCCTTCGTAGTTTAATGAACAAAACGCTTGAATACGAATCAAGTAGATGTGAGTTTGAATCTCGCCGAAGGGTCCACTTTAATGAACTACACAATATAAAGATTGAAAAACTTTGGGTCACCCTAGTTTTATTTTGGTTTTAGGTTTACAATCGCCTCTAGATTGATTATATTTATATACAGAATATAATTAAATGGTTTTAGACTAAGGAGATAGAATGCCAGTAAATAATGATGAAAAATGGAAACGCTTGTTTATGAATGGTTATGATGAAGGCTTCAAAGCTGCCAGGGCACACACACCACAGCCCATGACCGTTCTGACAACCGTAGGAAGCTTCTGTGATAAGAATCCAAAGGGAAATGAGTATGTCGTCCCAGACGGGCTCTGTGGGTTTGCATCTGTAATCGTCAAACCGGGCAATTCTTCGTTCGCTAAGTGGTTAAAAAATGAAGGTTTAGCCGAGAAACATTACTATGGTGGCGTATATATCTGGATTTCGGATCACAATCAAAGCTATGAGAGGAAGAAAGTTCACGCCAATAAAATGGCAGAGATTTTCCAGCTGGCAGGGATTGCAGCACACGCAGAAAGTAGATTAGATTGATGATTTATTGTGGATTAGAAGTTGCATTGGTTATAGCATTGGTGGCGGGGTTCAAATATTGTCGAGATTGTGGAAGACGAATTTGTGATTGCATAAAAGAACTGAAAAAGAAGAAGAGGCAAGAGAGTTTCATAAAGAAATATGCTTATAAAAACTAATGGCCAAGTGGCGAAATGGCAAACGCGGTAGGCTTAAACCCTGCTGGACGATTAATCTCCTTAAGGGTTCGAATCCCTTCTTGGCTACCATACACGAAAGGAAGAATATGTATAAGAATTTGTCAGTAAAATGTATGAGATCTGAATCTGATAATGGAGCAACTAAAATATTCAACTATAGAGCTCTTAAGTCCGGTGAATTTCTCAATTGTAGAATAGATAGATTGGCAACAGGTTATAGAAATATTCGATCAAAAACAGAATACATTCGTAGTAAGAGAACTTATATGATTCAGAATGATGCATCAAGATATATTATTCCTAAGGGATTATTTGATGAAGCTTTAGAATTATCATATCAGACAAAAAAATCCGATGATCAGAACATCTTAGGTCCCTGGCCTGAGCCATATGAACACGAAATATTTTTATTCAGACCAGCAGGAATTGCGTGTGACACGCAAGCAGCAAAAAATCAAGCTTTATTTCTTAGATCATATGAAGATTGTAATCTTTATAATACTACAGTACAGAATATGATTACGACGCATAATTTAACTGATTGCTTTAGATCACCTGATTATGTAAGACCAGAAGTTAATGAGGTTACCGTTCTGACAGATGAAGGACAGATTGAAAGAGTAAGAGTTGATGATCCTTGGGATCATGAAGAAATTGCACAGCAATGCAGAGTTGGAAGTCCAGAAGAAAAAGCTGATCCGGTAGTTGATTTTTTCAATAATCCAAATCCGGATGAAGATATACCATTTTAAGGTAGGTACTGCGGAAAGGTCTGCAATCCGGTTTGAACCCGGAGGGGGTGTCAAAAGCCAGGGGTTCGATTCCTCTACCTACCTTCCATTAACTAAAGGTTATTAAATGCTTGCTAAAAAAGATGTTAATTTCCGACATCACAGAGAATCTTGTAACACTTGCAAATATGCAGAGTTCTTAAGCGAAGGAAGATTCTGGGAATTTAGATGTCCCTTGTTAGAAGATGGGCAAGTTATAATTTCTATAGATATTGGAAAAATTTTAGATGCATCAAGACAATACGTTTGTGATAATTTCGATCCAGATCAGTCAATGACAGTTGCTGATAAATTGGATGTTGAAATTAGTAAATTTGATAATTAAGCTAGGTTGGCTCAGCGGCGACAGCACCGCCCTTGTAAGGCGACGAGTAAATCTCCACCACGGTTCGAGTCCGTGACCTAGCTCCATATTTATAATGGTGCGGTAGCCAAGAGGCTTAAGGCACGAGGTTGCAACCCTCAGATCGTGAGTTCGATCCTCACCCGTACCTCCAAATTAGAAAGACAAGATGAAATTCAATTGGAATTTTGGTCGCTCATATGGTTATAAGACAATAAAGATAGTGAATAATTCCCGCAACAATGATCCAGCCTACGAGACAGAGAATAGTTCGGGAATTGATTTAAGAGCTGATGTATTGACACCACACCATGCAGAAGAATTAGATGCATTCAAATTAGCAATTCCTTGCGGCGAAAGAAGAATAATATCAACAGGAATTCATGTTGAAATTCCAAAAGGTTATGAAGGACAAGTAAGAAGTAGATCAGGATTAGCAGCTAAGCAAGGAGTATTTGTTTTGAATTCTCCGGGAACTATTGATTCTGATTATAGAGGTGAAATCAAAGTTATACTGCAGAATTTAGGAGTTGAAGCTTTCTTCATAGAGCAAGGTGATAGAATTGCACAATTAGTTTTCTCACCAGTAGAACAATTCAATTTCGAAAAGGTTTTTAAACTCAAAGAAACAGAAAGAGGATCCGGCGGATTTGGATCTACAGGAAAAAATTAAGATGCGGGCATCTTGTGGCTTCATTTACTTCATACAAAATATAAGTTTTTGTCCAAAATGTAACTATACGGGAGTTTCAGATGCCAAAGTCAAATAAGAGAGTAAAAGCTGATCAAAATTATAGAACTCATAATGGAGCTATAGTGAAAAATGTTTTGCTCATTAGATATGGCAAGAAGAAGGCTTGGGTGGGTGAAGTGAATGATAAATTTGTTTTTGATAAGAATGGTGAACCAAAGAGATTTAACACATTTTAATGCATCACTAGTTCAATCGGTAGAACACCTCGCTGCCAACGAGGAGGTAATGGGATCGTAGCCCATGTGATGCTCTCTCAAATAATTGTTATTTATCAGAAGAAATAGTTAAAATAGCCGAAGCACATTCGAGAAGATTAAGAACTTATTGGACAAATTGAAAAGGCCGTAAAAATGGATGATTATTATTATGTAACATTCAGAGAAACAAAAGATAAATCTAAAAGAATGAAAGCAATTAGCACTATTTGGGTTTATATGGAAACACCAGATAGATTAGTTCCAGACAATGAGCCTGAAAGTTTCAAAAATAGAGTAATCAGAGAATTAGAAGATTGGGGCTATGAGGAACCAGAAGTTATTCAATGCAAGAGTGTAATAAGCGTTGATGATCCTGAAGCTCTTTGCGAATTAATCGATGATGAATTAGAAAATGGAAATCAACATAGATTGGTAGGATCAGCAAATCAATTTTTAGATGCTGCAAGAAAATGTCATGTTGATGAAAATCACTTACCAATATTTATGAGAACAGTTAGAGATATTTTGACACCAAATATTATGCCCGAGTAGGCGAACGGCTTAGCCGACGGTCTTAGACACCGTGTCCTTTGGACAATGTGGGTTCGAATCCCACTTCGGGTACCATTTTTCCTTGAATTATATTTATTATAAACAAGGAGAGCTATAAGGATGAACACAGAGTTTAAGTGGTTTTATTCAATACTTACAATTACAACAGTTTGGTTGATAATCACTTTAACGCAATGTGCAGCACCAAAACTAAATTCTAATTTTCAAGGAACTTGGTTTCATGAAGGTCTTATAACAAATGATCAGTTTGAAATCAAGAATCGTAGTCGTTTCGAAAGAATATCTGAAATAAGATCATCGGGTGAATTTACGCGATGGTTTGGAAAATACGAATTAGATGAAGATGAACGAAGTGTTATATTTTCCAAGCACGGAGTGATTTTCAAGAATCGAGTGATCAACTTTCTAAAGACACAGAAGATTGCGATTCCAATGTTATTCTATCAAATTAGTGAAGATTCAGTAATGCTTGATAATATTTTATACATTAGAACAGATTAATTTTGGTTTTAGGTCTACAATCGTCACTAGATTTGTTATATTATAACAGTACAATAACTTAAGAGGTTTTAATATGATGTTACTAATGGTCACAATCTGTTTCGTTGGAACATTCTTTAAAGTATTCAGAATGCTCGATAGATTAAATGATCTTTCTAAAGAATCTATAATTCAAAGAGAATTGATTAGAATACATGCTGAACGTGAAAGAAAAGAGCTTAAAAGACAGATAGATGAATTGAGAAATGATATTCATATCGGGGAATGGTCTAGTTAGGTTTAGGACGCCTGCTTTGGGAGCAGGAAACTTCGCAGGTTCAAATCCTGCTTCCCCGACCATAAACTAAAAGGTTATAGAATGATAGAAACATGGTTTACATCTGACACACATTTCAATCATGCTAATATAATCAAATATTGCAATCGGCCGTTTGTTAATATAGACGAAATGGATGCGGTTCTAATTGATAATTGGAATGAGAGAGTTAAGCCGAATGATATTGTGTGGCATTTAGGAGATTTTATATTTAGCAGAAATTGGAAAGAGATTGCTAAACTTGCTAATAGACTGAATGGTAAGATAAGTCTATTGAAAGGAAATCATGATAAATATCTCTATAAGAATAGGCACTCTCTAATAAATAATAAAGGATGGGGAACAAATTCTTTTGACACAATATCCGATTCGTACAAAGAAGTAAATATAAATGGTCAGAGAATGACTCTCTGTCATTATGGAATGAGAGTTTGGAATGCATCGCATTGGGGAAATTGGCATTTGTATGGTCATTCACACGATACACTTCCTAGTCTTGGCAGAAGTTTTGATGTTGGTGTAGATGCTAATGATTACAAACCACTTCACTTCGATGAAGTAAAAGCAAAAATGGACAAGATGGATTTTGTTCCAGTAGATGGACATAAACCAGAGTATGAACAAGTTAAAGAGGTTTTTAAGGAGAACAGGAAATTGTAGGGAGAAAGCATAACAGGTATATGCCGCACTCTTATAAAGTGCAGATAGTGGGTTCAAGTCCCATTCTCCCCACCACTTTGAGGATACAACGAGGGCTTGACGTGCAAGAGACGTGCAAGATGTGATTGGTTCAAATCCTGTATCGCCTACCAAAAAATTATGCCTGGGTTGCTTAGCGGCTAAAGCGTCTGTCCTACAAACAGATTATCGTGGGTTCGAGTCCCACCCTAGGTACCAAATATTCAGGAGAATTACTGTGAAACTAAGAGAAGCAGCAAAACAAGGTGACATTGGATTTTCCGAATTCGATGAAACAGATATGAAGGGTAAGAAATGTTTACGAAAAAGCTGCAGAGGGAAATATGGTGAAACAGGAATTCAAGATGATATGCATGGTGAACTTCATTGTTTAAAATGTGGTCATGGAATTACTAGTAGTATGACAAAATCACAGATTGCTAAAGCAAAGAAAGCTGCAAATTAGAAAGGTTACAAAATGAAAATCGGATTATTGAATTTTTTGACAGTTGTTTTCGTGATACTGAAATTAACAGGAAGTATAGCCTGGTCATGGTTTTGGGTGTTATTTCCATCAATAATCTCTTTAGGGATTGCAATTGTACTTGGAATAATTGCACTTGGAATATTCATCTTAGCAGCATTTTTCGTTGATGAAATTGAAGTTGATTAAAAAATATGCATCCCAATGTTCCAAGGCAGGCGACTGACGCTCCAAACGTTCGTGGCGGAGTTCGATTCTCCGGGGGTGTGCCACATTTTAAAATAATGGACCGGAAGCCTAAACTTGGTATAGACGCCATCCCGATAAGGTGGAGACAGTAGGTTCAAATCCTACCCGGTCTACCATACTATTATGTTAAGACAGAAACAAAGCATAGAAGAAACACAGAGAAAGTTCAAAGAAATTGGACTAGCAATCTGCGACATAATGGATCATGATTACAGATCAGAAGTTGTGGAGCTATCTAAAAACCATTATACAGTCAGAACCATAAAGACTAGGAGGGTACTATGACGTAATAAACTTACACAAGGAGATTTATTATGTCTGAGAAAAGAGAAGTCACTGTATTATACGATGCTAAGAATCCTGTAAAGCTCAAATGGTGGGAACATATCTACTATTGGCTTTGGAGAGAAGTTTGGGATAGAAAAGATCTTCATCGTCGAATCATGTGGTTTTGGCAAAGAAGAACAAGAGGTTTCGATAACACAGAACTATGGAATTTATACGTTCCTCTTTCCGAACACATTCTTCCAAGATTGATAGCATTCAGAAATAATCATCATAGCTGTCCTGGTGGTTTACTTCCTGAATCATATGAATTAAAAACCACAGATGATACATGGAAATTACAGTTTGTAATATGGAATGAAATACTTGATAAAATGATTGAAGCTTTCAAATATCTCTCAACAGAAGAATGCGATGAAGATGGTGGAAAATATTCTTATAATGATGAAATATTAGAAAAAATGTGGATCGATGAAGACGGTTATTTACAAAGCATTCATGCTGCTAATTATTCAGATTATGAAGAATATATGAAGGTAAGAAAAGAAGCAATAGAAGAAGGACTAAAACTATTCGCAGAGTATTTTGAACATCTCTGGGATTAAGGGGGTTTCATGTTTGTTGCATTTGATTTTATGGAAGATTTGCTAGGCAAAGCAGAAGATGCTGAAATCGCTGTTTTGCAAATGGAAGCATTCGCCAGGTTGGTTGAGCAGCTTCAAGATTTAGTATTATTCGCAGCCTTTTCGAAGTATATGTTTATCGGCTTGAGTGCATTTGTTGTTATACTATTATTGTATGTTATTATGCTTCACAATAAGGTTAGTTGGTTAGAATCAACACTTGAAATTCACGTGAAATTGGAAGGCGATTAGATGTTGTTAGAAACTTTTAACATGTCAGCACACGATTTACAAAATGAAGCAAATAATATAAAAGAAGTCATATTAGATACTTTGTACGCTGAAGAAGATATAAGTGAAGAAAAATATATCGAACTCAAGCGAACATTGGTAATTACAGTTTCTAAGATAAGTCATTTTGGAGCATTTTGGAAAGCACTCAAGAATAAATGGAGCAAAGAAAAAAGAAATAAAGAAGAGAGTGAAGGCTGGCGTTATGTAGCATTGAAGGCTTGCAATAAAAATAGTATATCAGGCCAAGAAATTCTATTAAGACTCAAAAAGGAAGAAGATGATCAATCACACTGAATCAGATTCAGTTCGTAGAGCTGAAAATGCTTGGAGAAGAAAGCATGAATCTGATAGGCCTGACCGCGGTCCTAGAGGTGATAGGCCTGAAGAATATTTCGATATAAGAGAGCCTGAAGAATATTTCGATATAAGAGATCCTAATGATACAATAGATCATAATCTTGCTGAAAATAAAAGATACATAGAATTGACAAAAAGAGTAGTAAACAGAACTATTAAGCCAGAACTATTATCAATTGGCTTAACAGATGAAGAAGTTGATTGGTTAATGGAGTATATTAGAACACATTAATGCGGAGTGTTAGCAGCGGTCAGCTTACTAGGTTCATAACCTAGAGGTCGGGGGTTCGAATCCCTCCTCCGCTATTTTTATTAAAAATAGAAAACATGATGCTCGGTAGCACAATCGGCGGTGCACCTGGCTCTGGTCCAGGATGTTGTGAGTTCGATCCTCACCCGAGTATCCAAATTCGAGTTTAAAAATGGCAAGAATTATATTAATATATCCTGTAAGCTAGGGTATATTTTTTTGTTTACACCGGAGAATGAAGATGGAATATTCTATTTTGTTAGGATGCATTTTTGGTCTACTTATAAGCGAATTACAATTCGCTTCAAATCAGGAGAGCAAGTAGCTGAGTGGGCTTGGCTATTGATAGTATGTTCTCTAGAAGTTTATTCACATTTTTAGGAACAATTTCTCAAGGCTTGAAGATGATATTTTAAAGAAAATCCCGTTCCATAGAGTTTAATTATGGATGTAGTTAGAGTATTACATGAAGCAATCTTTGTGGAGGAAAGATAACTTAAATCATAGATGACATCAATAGTGTAACAGGAGATTTAGCATGTCTAAATATATTTTATATGGACAGGTGAGTCATCAAGACCGAAAGATGGAAAAAATTGGTACAGTAAATTCGTATGATGTAATGAAAGTAGTAGAAGGATTTTATAAGTCTCAGTGGTTAGATTTTAATCATAATGAGATTAAGGATAAGGAGGATTAGTCAACGTATTGATTAATCGGGCTCAGTGGTTTATTCACTGAGCTTTTTTTATTAAAAATATATACGATAAAAATTAGGAGACCTTATGAAAGCATGCTTTACAGGAACTCGAAAATATAAGATGAATCAAGAGAATACTGATGTCATGAATTTGATAGCGGGTTTGCTTGTATCAAGAAATCTATATCAAACATTATATTTTGGAGGAGCATTGGGAGTAGACACTGCAATGCTCATGAATTGTGCTAAGATTAATTCTTTCCCAGCTACTGCGTACGTTAAAAAATTAATAGTAGTAGTTCCTGATTCAATAAAACATCAACCTTCATTTTCTAGAAGAATTATAGAAGAGAATGCAGATGAAATTATAGAACTAGGAAATAAAATTACTAGAAACGACGGATACAAATCTTATCAAATTAGAAATGAGTATATGGTAGATAATTCAGATATAGTGTATGCTTTTCCAAATAAGAATCCTCTCAAAGGAGAAAAAAAAGGTGGAACTTGGAATACTATAAACTATGCTCGCAAGGAAAATGTAGAAGTAGTCATAAACACACTGGAGTAGTATGAAGTTGTTTATTTGAATTTAAATTTCCTATAGATATATTCTTATAGAAGTTGATGGAAGATATTGGCATTCTAGAAAAGATCATATTGAAAATGATGTATACAAAAATGAATTGGCAAATAGAAAAGGCTACAGATTAATTAGAATTTGGGAAGATGAAATAGATAAAGAATGGAGAATAATGTGAAAAAGAAAACCACTGTATTGTATATCGACCAGCTAAATATGTTTATAAGAAACTTTGCTGCATTAAATCTGACCAATGACAAGGGTGACAATGTAAGTGGTATCTATGGATGCCTACAAAGTTATACCTCTGTCATAAACAAATTCAATCCTGACGTAGTTCTGGTCGCCTGGGAAGGACGAGGCTCATCCAAAAGGCGCAAAGCTATAATGGAAAGCTATAAACAGGATAGAACATTCACGGGATTCAATAGAAGCTATGAAGGAAATCCGGAAGAAGAAAAGAAAGCTTTCTGGGGTCAGATAGATCGAGTTAGAGAGTATATCAAAGACCTTCCATTCTACCAAGCTTCAATAGAATATTTAGAAGCTGATGATCTCATTGCTTATTGTGTTGAGAATATATTTGATGATGAGGAATTTGAAAATGTCATTGTATCAACAGATAGAGATTATTTTCAATTAGTCTCAGACAGAACGAAAGTCTTTCGACCTGTAAAGACTAAGGCAGCACCAACCGGGCAAATCGTAGACTCAGATTTTGTCAAATTTGAAACAGGATGCCACCCTGGTAACTATATACTTTATAAGTGTTTATGTGGTGACAAATCTGATGGGATTATAGGAATTAGTGGTGTTGGCCAAAAAACTTTTACAAAAGACTTTCCTTTTGTCGTCGATCTGAAAGAGTCAGGTGATATTTATAACATCCAGGATCTACTGGATTATTCTTCAGTTAAGTTAGCTGAAGGAGTCAAAAGGTACAAAAAATATATATCAAATAAAGCGCTCATCGAGAAGAATTATAAGGTAATGCAACTTCTCACCCCTGATATGAGCAACGCAGCTATCCAAAACATTGAACGTACCTTTACGAACTTTACTCCAAAGTTTAAATCAACTCAATTTAGAATTAAATTAATAACAGATAGTATGTCGCCACGCAATATAACTCGTTGGGTGGATGGCTTTACTAATATTAGACCTAGAAAAATATCTTTCGAATAGGAGAAGTAACGATGAGGGATGATTCATTTGAGAAGTTTGGAAGAAGTTTCCAAAATAGAGTTATACAGGCAGCATTGATCGACTATAAGTTTTTTCAACAGATTATTCTTATATGTAAGCCTGTTTATTTCAATTCAGAAACACATAGAGTATTGTGGAATATCATAGTAGATTATTTTGTCAAGTATAATTCAACACCAACATATGAAGTAATTAGAATAGAATTAGGAAACGAAACAAATGCAGATATAGTTGAGTCAGTTAAGGTCTTGTTAAAGGAAATAGAAACAAATGTAAATCAAATCGAATTGAATCATACCAAAGATATAGCAGCACAATTTTGCACTAATAAAGAAATGGAACAAGCAATTTTAGATTCCGTTGAGCTATTAAAATCAGACAAGAGTGATGCAATAAAAGGTAGAATAGAAGAAGCAATGAAACATGTCCATGTCATAGATACTGGGCATGAATACTTTGATGCGCTAGAAGAAAGAACAAAGCTTAATCCAAGAAAAACTATCCCAACAGGATTCAAATTGTTGGATCACATAGATTATTTGGAGGGTGGATTAGCTGGTGGAGAATTGGGGGTCATAATGGCTCCAACAGGGGGAGGAAAGAGTTTTTGGCTGACCGCTATTGGTAAGGGAGCTCTTGATGCTGGCAAGAATGTTGTTCATTATACATTCGAATTATCAGAAATCAATATTGGTAAGAGATATGATTCAGCAATCACAGGAATTCCTACAAAGAATCTGAAAGAAAATTATGATGACGTAGAAAAGATGCTGGCTAACTACAAGGGCGGGAAACTCATCATCAAAGAATTCCCTACAAGATCAGCTAACATTCATAAGATTAAATTTCATATAGACAGATTAATTTCATCTGGCTTTGTTCCAGATCTCATAATTTTAGATTATGCAGATCTTATGAGAAGTACAAGAGCTTATGAACAGAGAACTTGGGAATTAGAAGCAATTTATGAAGAGCTTAGAGGCTATGGAATGGAAACAAAAACTCCAATCTGGACAGCTTCTCAAACTAATAGAGGTGGGTTGGATGAAGACATAATTGGATTAGACAAAATAGCCGATGCGTATTCAAAAGCTATGGTTACTGATTTCATTATGACATTTTCTAGAAACTTAGTGGAAAAGGGAACCAACAAAGGCAAGCTCTATATAGCCAAGAACAGAATTGGATTAGATGGTAAGGTGTTTAATGTCGAATTTCATCCTGAAACTGCTCAAATTAGAATATTAGAAATGAGTGATGATGCTGAATCTGATATTATTCACAACATTAAAACAGATGGAGGATTGGAAAACTTATTTA